GAGATGCTGTCATAGATCCTGATAATCTACATGATGAGTCGTTAAAAATTCCACAATTACACTCAAAGTATTATACAATCTATAATACCACTAGTTTGTTGCGCGAAAGGGCAAGAGATTTATATAATCGTGTCCGTTTAGAACGCTATAATTATTATACTGGAAAGGCATCAGCAGAAGTATATGCAGAAGAACCTTTTCCTTATAAAGTTAGAGAAAAGGATGCGATACAAAGACATTTAGAAGCAGATGAGAAATTAACTAAGTTAGATCTTAAAATTAGATATTATGATACTATGCTTAAATTTATTGAAGAAGTTATAAAGAATATTTCCAATAGAACTTTTCAAATAAAAAATGCTATTGAGTGGCATAAATTTCAATCAGGCTTTAACTAAATAATAAAAAAGTGTCAATATAAATGAAGTCTTTCGTAGAATTCAACCAAATATTAAGTGAATATGCTTTAATGCACTTTTTTGAAGGCAAGTATAGTGATGAGCATGCCTTTAGAAAGCAGTGGAATTATTTTATAAAAGACGATAGTCCAGATTCTAAAAGAATTAGAGATCTTCTTTCTCAAGGAGAAGTAGAGGATGCTAAATCTGAAATGCAGAGAATAGTTTCAGATGCTCAAGATGAAGAAGATCATCCATTACATTTTAGACAGGCAAATAGAGGATTTACTGGTAGTAAGAAAGATAGTGATTTAGAATCTTATAATGATAATATGAGATTGGTTTCTGATACTATAGCAGCATACTCTCAAACTAGAAGAGGTAAAACTGCTTTAAATAGTCGATTAGAAGCAGAAGTAACTGGTGCTGCCAAACCAGAAGTAAGTAGTAAATGGAAACAAGAAACAGGAAAGGAAAAAGATACTAAAAAGGGTGATATATTATTTACTGATAAACAAACAACTACCAAGACTTATACAGGACAAGATGGTAAGGAAAAGAAGAAAACATCAGTAGCAGGTAAAAGGATATCTCTTAGTTTGAAACAAGCAGACTCACAAACAATGTCTGGTACAACTGGAGAAACTCAGGCAACATGGAAAGCTGCTGCACAGAAAACTAGAAATAAGATGCAAAATGATGGTGCATCTGAAGAGGAACTTGATGATTTTGATAAAGATACTGAATCTACGCTTAATAAGTTAAAAAAAGCACAAGATTTGGGACAGAGAAATCCAAACTTTGGTTCTAAAGCACCTAAAAATGGAGATAAAAATCCATCAGAACGAAGGTCAGCAGTAATGCAAAAGTATATGGATACTTATAGTCAAAAGTATCCAGAAGCACTTAAACAATTTGATAAAGAAGCAGCAAGTGGAAGGGCAAAGTTTGGTAAAGATCAAAGCAAAGGACGTGCTCAAGATGTTGCAACACATAAACATCCAAAAGGGTATTCTGGTGCATCCGCTAAAGATATAAGAGATCGTGATATTACCACTGATACTTCTCATGCTGGTCCAGCAGCAAGAGCATCAAAACATCCTATTAAAAAAGATAAAGACGTTCATAGACTTGATACACGAAAACCAGTATCAACACCATCAGGTCCTGCTGTTGTTACATCAAGAGTAACTCAACAAGATCCAGCAAAAGTAGAAAAACAACAAGAGAAAGATCCTATTCTAAAAGCTATTGATAGACGCAATAGAAAAAATCCAAATCAACCACAAATTCAAAGAGAAGTACCACAAAGACCACAATCATCATTTAAAGATTTTCAACAAAGAATAATATCTAGAGGTGGTTATGGTAATGCAGCAGTTGCCAAGCACGTCAGAAATCAGGGATAAATAATTGATATTGATCCAGGATCATGTCACATTTGATTATATCAAAGAAGAACGAGGTGTATCTGCACGTCCAGGCAGAACCTCACGTCTACTATGAATTGGCAGATCAGTTTACTTTTGAAGTTCCTGGAGCAAAGTTTTCACCTGCATATAAGAAGAAATTTTGGGATGGTAAAATAAGGTTATTTAATACCCATAAAGGAGAAATATATGTTGGGTTATTAGATAAAATAATACAATTTTGTAAAGATCACGAATATACTTACGAATTTGTAGAGAGTAAGTATTATGGATTACCTTTTGAAGTCAATGAAATGATTTCAAAACCTGGTGTGAAAGATTATATGACTGCTATTTCCAAACATAAACCTAGGAATTATCAAATTGAGGGAGTATACGACGCTCTAAGACATAATAGAAAGCTGTTGATATCCCCAACTGCTTCGGGAAAATCTCTGATGATCTATTCGATTGTTCGATATTTTGTAGAGAAAGGAGAAAATACTCTGATAGTTGTTCCGACGACTTCCCTAGTAGAGCAGATGTATAAAGATTTTGCAGAGTATGGCTGGGACGTAGGTTCATATTGCCACAAGATATATGCTGGTAAGGAAAGGGAGACAGACTCTCAAGTAATCATAACAACATGGCAATCGATATATAAACTCCCACGTAAATATTTTGAAAGATTCAGTGTAGTAGTTGGAGACGAAGCCCATCAATTTAAATCAAAATCTCTTATATCTATAATGACAAAATTAGCGGATGCTAAGTATCGTTACGGATTTACTGGAACACTTGATGGAACACAAACACATAAATGGGTTCTTGAGGGATTGTTTGGACCTTCCTATAAGATCATTAAAACTGACGAGTTAATGAAGAAAGGGCATTTGGCTAAACTGGATATCAATGTACTTCTATTGAAACACCCACCAAATAAATTTGAAACTTTTGAAGAAGAAGTTCAATATATTATTACTCATGATCGTAGAAATAAGTTTATTAAAAATCTAGCATTAGATTTAAAAGGTAATACATTAATTTTATATGCTAGGGTAGAAGGGCACGGTCAACCACTATACGAACTGATAAATAATAGTAAGGTCGATAGTCGTCATGTATTCTTTGTTCATGGTGGTGTAGCTACCGAAGATAGGGAACAAATTAGAGAGATAACAGAAAAGGAAGAAAATGCGATTATTGTTGCGTCTTACGGTACTTTCTCTACTGGTATTAATATTAAAAGATTACATAACGTCATCTTCGCGTCACCCTCTAAGTCCCGAATACGAAATCTTCAATCAATAGGTAGAGTTCTTAGGAAAGGCAATAGAAAGGTAAAGGCAACTTTATATGACATTGCTGATGATATTAGCTACAAGTCCAGAAAAAACTACACATTAAATCATCTAATTGAAAGAATTAAAGTTTATAACGAAGAAAATTTCGATTATGATATTGTAAATATACCGCTTAAGAACTAATGGGAGATGAATTCTTAGCAGCAATAAAACTAATTTCTGGGGAAGAAATTCTTGCAGAAGTTTGTATTGATGAAACTAATGATGAACCTATTATCATTGCTAATACTCCTGTTATCATGAAAATGATGAATGGAGGGAATGGATCTTTTATTAAAGTAAAACCTTGGATGGAATTATCTAGTGATGAAATGTTTCTTATCAAACCTGATAGAATTATAACAATGACTGAAATTAGAGATCCTAAAGTCATTGCTATCTACGAAAGATATTGTTTAGAAGATACAGATGATACTTTAGAATTTAATAGAATTCAAGGAAGAGTTAAAGCAACTAGTCAGATGGGATATATTTCTAGTGTTGAAGAAGCCCGAGAATTATTCGAAAGTTTATATAATGAATCTAAACCTGATAAAGAAAGCTAATTATTTCCCATCAACCCTCACAAAGGTATTCTACTGATATTTTAGAATTTGTCAATCCCTAGAAATGTGGTATAATACTCATATGCTAATAAGACGGAAATTATGTTATGCCAAAAAAGAAATCTGAACATTATGTAAACAATAAAGAACTTCTGGAAGCACTTATTGTTTATCGTGAGAAGGTTGCTCATGCAAAAGAGAATGATCTTCCAAAACCAAGGATTACAAATTACCTTGGAGAGTGTTTTTTAAAGATTGCCACTCATCTATCATACAAACCTAATTTTGTGAATTATATGTTTAGGGATGATATGATATCTGATGGTATAGAGAATTGCGTACAGTACATCCATAACTTCGATCCTGCCAAGTCTAGAAATCCATTTGCTTACTTTACCCAGATAATTCATTATGCCTTTCTGAGAAGGATACAGAAGGAGAAGAAGCAGTTAGATATTAAAACAAAGATCATTGAAAGAACTGGATTTGATGAAGTGATGATGGTTGATGACACTGCATTGTCGGGTAGTAGTTCTGATTATAATACGATCAAAGATAATATCGTTTATAAGTCTAATAGATGAGAGTTGCCATAATAACTGATACTCATTATGGTGCTAGGAAAGGTTCTAAGCATTTACATGATTACTTTGAGTTGTTCTATAAGAATATCTTCTTTCCGTCTTTAGAAGAGCATAAGATAGACACAGTAGTCCATATGGGTGATATATTCGATAGTCGTAAGTCTATTGATTTGCAAAGCCTTGAATGGTCTAAAAGAGTAGTATTTGATCCTTTGAAGAAATATAAGGTATATGCTATTACGGGGAATCATGATTGTTATTATAAAAATACTAATGATGTAAATTCACCAGAACTTTTATTAAAGGATTATTCTAATATTAAACTTTATTCTAAGGTAAGTGAGATTAAACTGGGTAAGTTAAAAGTTTTAATGCTTCCTTGGATTAATAGTGAAAATTATGATGAAAGCCTAAAACATATCAAAAAGACCACCAGTAAAGTTGTGATGGGTCACCTAGAACTTAATGGATTCAGGGCAACTCGTGGTCATATGATGGAAACTGGAATGGATATTAATATTTTTGATAAATTTGAAAAGGTACTATCAGGGCATTTTCATACACGTTCAGAGAATGGTAAAATATTTTATTTGGGTAATCCTTATGAGATGTTTTGGAATGATGTAAACGATCCGAGGGGGTTTACTATATTTGATACGGAGACCCTCACCCATACTTCAATTGATAATCCTTATAAATTATTTTATAACATATATTACGAGGATACTAATTACAAGTTGTTTAATGCTACTGAGTATGAGAACAAAATTGTTAAAGTGATTGTTCGTAAGAAAACTAAAGTAAAAGATTTTGATAAGTTTATTGATAAACTATATTCTGTTGGAGTTCAAGATTTAAAAATAATTGAAAACTTTGATATTCAAGAAAATGAGGATTTTGATATTGATGAAGAAGAGAATACCCTTTCTATTTTAAATCGTTACATTGATGAGTCTGAATTTAATTATGACAAGAATGTAATTAAAGGTATATTTGAGGATTTATATCGACAAGCATGCGAGGTAGAATAAATGTGGCTCCTCACATTAAAAAGTAGAAAAGATGACGGTGCTTATGCCGTACAGGATGAATTTGGGGACAAGGTTCTTTTTCTTTTTGAGCAAGAGGATGACGCGAGTAGATATGCGATGATGCTAGAAGATGATGAGATGTATGAGAAACCAATGGAAGTTGTTGAAGTTGACCCTGAGCTTGCCATAACAACGTGTAAGAGGTATAATTATAAGTATACTGTGATTACACCTGACGATTTTGTGATTCCTCCCAAGAATGATAACCTTTCGGAAAATTAAATGGAAAAACTTTCTTTCCACTGGTAATCATTGGAGCGAGATAGATTTTCAGAAATATAATACTAATTTAATTGTAGGTACAAATGGTGCTGGTAAGTCCACTATGTTGGATGCCCTTACATTTGTGCTGTTTAATAAACCATTTCGTAAGATTAATAAACCACAGTTAGTCAATACTACTAATGAAAGAGAATGTGTAGTAGAGATTGAGTTTAGTGTTAATAGTAGAGATTATCTTGTTAGACGAGGGATAAAACCAAATATATTTGATATTGAAGTTAATGGTAATCCCCTTCATAGGGAGGCAGATGATCGGGTTAATCAGAAATTATTAGAAGAAAATATCTTAAAGGTAAACTATAAGTCTTTTACTCAGATTGTAATCTTAGGTAGTAGCACTTTTGTACCCTTTATGCAATTGACTACAACTCATCGTAGAGATGTTATTGAAGATCTTTTAGATATTCGAATATTCTCTGCAATGAATGTATTGATTAGAGATAGGATTAGAGAACAAAAAGACCAATCAAAGTCATTAACCCTTAGAAAAGACAATTTAAATGATAAAATCTCTATGCAAGAGAATTTTATGAAAGAGATTGAAGAGCAGGGTAAGGTTAATATAGAAGATAAAAATGATAAGATTAAGGTCTTACAGGTAGAGGTTGACACCCTCATGGAACTTACTGAGTTAACAAACTCTAACATTTCTGACCTTATAGAAGAACAAGAAAAAGTAACAGGTGCTACTGAAAAACTTCGCACTTTAGGTGGATTGAAAGGTAAGATTTCACAGAAGGTATCAACGATTACGAAAGAGCATAAGTTCTTCACAAAGAATACTGTTTGTCCTACTTGTACTCAAGGAATTGAAGAAGAGTTTAGACTAAATAAAATCGCTGATGCTCAAAATAAAGCAAAGGAGTTGCAATCTGGTTATAAAGAACTAGAAGAGGCAATTCAAAAAGAAGAAGACAAAGAGCATCAATTCACAAAATTATCTAAGGAGATTACAACACTAACGCATGGCATTTCTAAAAACAATACTCGCATCTCTGGGTGTCAACGACAAATCGGGGATCTGGAATCGGAGATTCAAAGAATTACCGACCAACTTGCAAACAGAAATACTGAGCATGACAAATTAGCTGAATTCAAAGAAAATCTCCAACAAACTATAGAAGACTTATCAGAAAGAAGGGAAGAAATCGTTCATTATGATTTTGCCTATTCTTTGTTGAAAGATGATGGAGTAAAGACAAAAATCATCAAGAAGTATCTTCCATTTATTAATCAGCAGGTAAATCGTTACCTTCAACTGATGGACTTCTATATCAATTTCACACTTGATGAAGAATTTAATGAAACGGTAAGATCCCCGATTCATGAAGATTTTTCATATTCTTCTTTCAGTGAAGGAGAAAAGATGAGAATTGATTTAGCATTACTCTTCACTTGGAGAGAAGTTGCTAGAGTTAAAAACTCAGTTAATACTAATCTATTAATAATGGATGAGGTCTTTGATAGTTCCCTTGATGGATTTGGTACAGAAGAATTTTTAAAGATTATTAGATATATAATAAAGGGTGCTAACATTTTTGTTATATCCCATAAGACAGACCTACATGACAAATTTGAAAGTGTCACAAAGTTTGACAAAGTTAAAGGTTTTTCACGTATAGTTCAGTGATGAATACTCCAAATTGGCAGCATCACTCTAAGAAGGATGCCAAACGAAAACTTAAACCACAGGCTCTACGTGCTGCTAAGGCAAGACGTAGACAGTTGATAAACCGTCTAATGACCTCCTCAAAAGGGAGGTTTTCTCGTATAATGATATTATCAAATACAAACACCAATGTTAGTTAAGCACGAAATCAAATCACAACTTGCTAAACTTCTTGCTACTGAGGATCTTATTGTAGAACATAAAAGAGTAGAAACTGCTGAGTTTAACGTTCATACTCGTGTTTTAATTCTTCCATTATGGGAAAGGGCAAGTAATGATGTATATGATATGCTTGTCGGTCACGAAGTAGGTCATGCACTCTTTACACCTGACAGAGATTATTGGTTAGAACATAAAATACCACCGCAATTTGTGAATATAGTTGAGGATGCTCGTATTGAGAAATTGATGAAACGTAAGTATATGGGTATTGCCAAAAGTTTTTATAGAGGATATAATGAACTTCATGATCGTGATTTTTTTGAATTAGATGGTGAAGATCTTAGTAATTTTAATCTTGCTGATAGGGCTAATCTACATTTCAAGATTGGTTCGTTCCTTCCTATGGTTTTTTCGACTGCTGAAAAATCGATTATCCGTATGATTGAGGAGTGTGAAACTTTTGATGATACATTAGA